TGGTTCATTCATGTATGGAAACAACATCATCTCTGGTGCTGTAGTTCCATCTTCCAATGCTATTGGACTTCACTTCTATCCCATCTGGGAAGCTGCTACTCTAGATGAGTGGTTGTATAATGGAGGCCCATATCAGTTGGTTATCTTCCACTTCCTTATTGGAATTTCTGCCTACATGGGTAGACAGTGGGAACTTTCATACCGTCTAGGTATGCGTCCTTGGATCTGTGTTGCTTACTCAGCTCCTGTATCTGCTGCTTTCGCAGTATTCCTTGTGTATCCTTTCGGACAGGGTTCATTCTCTGACGGAATGCCATTAGGTATATCAGGTACGTTTAACTTTATGTTCGTGTTCCAAGCAGAACATAACATCCTTATGCATCCATTCCATATGGCTGGTGTTGCAGGTATGTTTGGTGGTGCTTTATTCAGTGCTATGCATGGTTCACTCGTAACATCTTCTCTAATCAGAGAAACAACTGGACTTGAGTCACAAAACTATGGATACAAGTTCGGACAAGAAGAAGAAACTTATAATATAGTTGCTGCACATGGATATTTCGGTAGATTAATCTTCCAGTATGCAAGTTTCAACAACTCTAGAAGTCTTCACTTCTTCCTTGCATCATGGCCTGTTATCTGTGTATGGTTAACCTCTATGGGTATCTGCACAATGGCGTTTAACCTTAACGGTTTCAACTTCAACCAGTCTATCGTAGATAGTTCAGGTAAGATTGTTCCTACATGGGCAGACGTTCTTAACAGAGCAAACCTTGGTATGGAAGTTATGCATGAAAGAAATGCACACAACTTCCCTCTTGACTTAGCATCTACTAGTTCTACAGAAGTTGCACTTGTTGCTCCTGCTGTTGGATAAATAGTATTGAGTTCGAGATGGATCAAGACCTCCTTCGGGGGGTCTTTTTTTGTCATTGTGTTAAGCAAAGCAAAAAACAATATAAAGAAACGACCATTTATTAGGATTTGCATATAATATAGTATGTTGAAACCAGAACAAACAAATGTCAGGCGATTATTTTACCCATAACGATAGACAGCAACCGATTCTTCAACATTTAAAATGGACTGAGGATGGTGAGCTTTCTGAGATAGATAAAATTAAAATTTTATCAATTTTAAATACTAGTGGATTAGAACAGAACTATAATGAACGTTGGAGGACTGGGAGTCCAATGCAGGGCTAAGATAATGATATCTTGACACCACTCCTTGACACAACGAGTTCTATCCTATATACTAAGAGGTGCCTAGCCACCTTTTTTTAATCTGTGGGAATATGACAGAAGAAACTATTAAGAAGATCTGTTATACTAAAGAAGAAGTAGATGCTATGATCGCTGCTGCTGTTGCAGAAGCAAGGGCAATTGATGAAGAATCAATGCGTAAGCATAACAGAGATGCTACTATTATTAGTATGATACTTGGGTTTACATGTTTAGCTTTATTTGTGGATGGTTTATTGAGAATTTTAGGAATCATTCCACCCTTTATGGATTTGGATGTTAATGTTATTGATGATATCATTGACAAAGTAGAGGGTGATGTGTTACCATTAATAAAACAGAAGACCAATGGAATCTTACGCTAACTATATACTATAGTTTGTAAAAACGATTACAATGGCTACTATCACTCTACAGGCTCCAGATGGTTCAACAGATACCTTTGAATGTGATTCAGAGACAAGTATCTTAGAAGCATTAGAAGAGGCAGGTCTGGATCATCCATCTTCATGTCGTGCTGGTGCATGTTCATCATGTGCAATGAAGATTGTGGAAGGTACAGTAGATCAAGAGGAACAATCATTCTTAGATGATGATCAACTAGAAGAAGGTTATGTTCTTACTTGTGTTGCAATGCCAACTTCTGATCTTACATTATTGACCGAACAGGAGGAGAATCTTTACTAATGGGACTACACATGAGAGAACAATTACTTAAAGCATTATTAGCACATGCTAATGGGGAAATCCAAAAGCATAAAGCTAACGTTGAAATTTATCTAGAACATCCAGTTGGTGTTGGTGAGCATGGAGATGTAACCGAAGCCATACAAGGAGAACTTGATAAGATTGCACAATTTGATGATCAAATTTCTGTCATCAATAAATATTTTAGTCCTAGATCCAAAGAATTTCTTGGTGAATAATTATCATGATGGAATCAAATGAAGAAGTTATTGCTGAGGAAACAGCAGCAACTGAACAGGTGGTTGATGTTGAATCGACTGAGGTTGTTGAAAAAGAGGAAGACACTCCTGATATCTTTAAACAGAATGAAACAATCTCTAATCAACAGCGTAGACACTTTGAAAAATTAAGGGCAAGTCAACTGAATAAGATGCTTAAAGATTATAAGCGTCGTCAGAAGAACCCTTTAAATATAGCAAGAAAACTTGGACAGAAGAATAAGTAAGTACAATGAAAGCAGTTTTATATTCCAAAGACAATTGTCAATGGTGTGATAGGGTAAAGACACTGTTCGATAGTGTTAAGATATCTTATCTAGAATATAAATACGACAAACACTTTACTAAAGAACAGTTCTATGCTGAGTTTGGTAAAGAAGCAACATTCCCACAGGTATCTATTGATGGGTATCATGTTGGAGGATGTAAAGACACATTACATTATTTACAGAAACACAAATTATTATGAATGATGTAGACGCCATTTGTGAATTCGTTGACACATTAATGGATGATTACTCAAAGACAAAAAAGAAAAGTAAGACTAATTTTTTTAAATACTTTGAGTCTGCCAATTATGATAGGAAAACTATCAACGAATATGTATCCGATTATTCTTTCACTGTTACTCAACAGATAAAGGAACTTGATGGTGCATTAACTGGAGATAAAAATCTTGCTGAGGCTTATGGACAATTTAATAAGTCTGAGTTAAGAGATTTCATCTCTATGCTACAGAAATTTTTAGAAGAAGCTAATAGATATAAAGATTATAAAAAGATTACACGTAGAAAAAAACAGAAGACACCTGAACAACTTGTTAAGGGCTTGCATTTAATAGAGGAATCTGTTATCATAGAGGACGTTGAGTATGAGCCTGTTGAAAAGACAAAGATTATAGATGCTACATCTATATTCCTTGTTAATGTAAAAACAAAAGATCTTTTATTCTTATCAGGGAATAAACTTTCTTGCTCTGGTGCCAAGATTACTGGATACGATCCTAGTATTTCTGGTGTAAAGAAACTCAAAAGGATAACAGAAAGTATTAATTCTGTTACAACATCCAACAAACTAGCATGTCAGACAATCTTCGAGAATCTTCCGAACAAAAGGAGACCGTCACCAAAGACAGTATCACCGAATTACATTCTTCTGAAGGTACTAGCGTAGGGATACCTGCAAAGTATCTAAATAAAAATGTAAAAGCAATGATGGGAGGTAGACTAAAGCCCAAACCGACTTATCTACTTCACTTTGATAGGATGATTTCTTTCTTTAGAAAACATTACCGAGTGGAGGTGAGAATTTCTACAAACGATAATTAAAGGAGGATGTCATGACAGAAGCAACTACACTGGTTTTTACCTGTCTGTTTTGTATAGGAGCAACAGTGATTGGATTTATGTTAGGATGGTTTGCTAATGCGTATTATGTTACACATCATCAGACTGAAGAATACATTCATCCAGAGTTCTTAGATAGTAATGGAAATTATTTAAATGAAGAACTGTTATCTGTCAGATTTGTTGATGAGGATGAACTTGAAGACGACTAATGTATTAATGGAGTTTTACAATGGCTGAATTACCAGTTGAAAAAATGTTAGTTTCTGAGATCTTTCAGAAAGTATCAAATGCAAAGACAAAGAAAGAGAAGATCGCATTACTTAAAAAGTATTCGACACCTGCTGTAAGGGCTCTTCTTATATGGAATTATGATGAATCTGTTATCAGTATGGTTCCCAGTGGAGAAGTACCATATAGAAAAAATGATTCGCCGCCTGGCACTGATCATACTATGTTATTTCATGAGTATAAGAAACTTTATCACTACGTAAAGGGTGGTAACGATGGTCTTAATAAAATAAAAAGAGAACAGATGTTTGTTCAG